TTCTACCCTGCAACAGGCACTGGCACCAGCGCTCGAACGAACCGACTGAAGAAGACCAGTAGCAACAACCCTATCGCTCTCCTCGGAGACATTGTCTACATGTCTCCGACCACTGGCCAGCCTGGTAGCACAGTTCTTAAGGAGGAATTGAGCGGGGACCTTCTCTTCGGTAACGACAGATACTCACTTACTTCTCAAGCTGAGACTGCCATAACTGCAATCGTGAACCAGATAACCACGAAAGCACCGGTTATCAATGTAGAAGGTCACGCTAGCTCTCCAGGTTCTGAAGAGGACAACATGACGCTGTCGTTTAATCGGGCGACATCGGTCAAGAACTTCATGGTCAGTGAGCTGCGCAAAAAGTCCTGGTGGGTCGATGGCACTGGTCCTACCGGGGATGAGCGTAATATTGATCTGAATTGGTACGGTGAAGATCGACCGAAGAAAGGCGTTCCGTGGGATTCTCCTGTCAACAGGAGGGTGGTCATCGAGTATCCCATATCAGAGCCGGGAGTCACCTCGGGAACAGTGTTAGTGCCGCTCATCAAGCGCCGCACGGATATGACGTACTGGCTGTCCCACGATGGCAGCCCGGTACCGGGGTGGTTCCGCGCTAGTGTCATCAAGACATTACTGGAAGAGGCTAAAGCGCAGAACATCGAGGGCTTGGACAGTATCGTTATCGCCTATGATGACCTTGCCGGTACTGACATGCAGCCGTGGCAGAAGCGTGGCCAGTTCTCTTTCGCTCTGGTGACCACCAACCTGCTGGAAGTCACGGAGCAACTGACGGAGGACGATCTTGATGTTGAGTTGGATGCGGCCACCATGGAGCTACGGGCCTGGCAGCGGCGCGGGGCCGATCTGACAGACACTGTGCGACTGTCGGTTGGCCACGGACTCAAGAGCTACGAGACCACCAGGACTGCACCACTGGCCACGATTGTCATCGGGAGACTGGCGGACGGCACCTGGTTCGAAGTCCAAGACAGCAACACGTACGCCTTGTACGGACGCCGGGTCCTAGGTATCTCGATGGACTCAGCGCTCGATTTGAAGACCGCTAAAGCTGCTGCTCAGACTATCCTAGACGAGAACTCCAGTCCAACGATCGTACTAACCGCTGAGACCAGTGCGGCTATCGGTCCGCAGCCATTTGTGGACTGGCAAGTTGGTGATACCGTCCTTGTACCCGGACATAAAGGGGTCGGAACAATGCCTGCTCGCTGTCTCTCCATAACTGTGGATGCCAGTGGCGATAACCCACGCATCTGGAGTGAATTTGTTACGGACGCTAGTTCACCAGCTTACTCAGGACCACTATAATGGCAACATTGCCCAGGCGCCTGCCGCCCACTCCAGAGGAACGACTCAAGGTTATCCTGGCACATTCCTCTGCTCAGGGGTCCACGCGGTTCGAAGGTACCGTCACGCCCACACCAACCACTACTGCTGCGGATTCCAGCAAGGTCTACGTGCAGGACGATGAGCCATTAAGTGCGGGCATCGGCGATATGTGGATTAGAGTAACTCCACCTGTGGAGCCCTAATGGCTCTGCTGTCCACCCTCTCTGACCTCTTCAATGGGCCTCTCGACCCGTTGAAGTGGGGGTTCAGTCCCGACCAGGTTACCGTGGGAGACGGCACTCCTGAGGGAAGGTTGCTGGTCAGTGATGGCGGCTTTGCTGCGACGTTTATCACGTCTCATAACCTGTATGAATTCGACACTGCGTCCCTCAAGATAGACTCCGTACCCGGTGAAGCTGGCAGGTATGTCTATCTGGGCATATCGGCTGTCAGTGATACAGAGTCCTACACGCCACACTTCGAAATGTCACTGTACGGCGACAACCTCATCGTCAATTGGACCAACTTCCCCTCCAACTTCGTGGGGGACGGCTTCCTGGTCGTGCCCTACAACGAGACCTATCATGCATGGTGGAAGATCACCAAGGTGGGTTCCCTCATCGTCTGGTGGGTATCTCCTAACGGTACTTCGTGGAACGAACTCACGCGGTATGACCCGGGCTACGAGGACCCTATAGTATCCACGGTGTATCAGGTCACACTGGTTGCCTACTATGGCGTTACATATCTCTCTCACTTCAACGATCTCACTGGAGCATCGCTCGTCTGGGCTAAGCAGCCCGATGGTACCTGGGCTAACGTCGGCACCGCCAGCCGACCACTCCAGATCAAATTTCCAGATGGCACCTGGGTTACCAATCCCACCACCTCAGTGAAGCAGCCTGACGGGGCATGGAAGGTCGTGGTCTCATGAGCGCTCATGAGCACTGGAGCATCATGTTAGCACCTAATCAAGGTATTCTTCAGGCTAATACTCCACTGCGACGCATCGATAATCTGTACTATCAGTGTTCCGTTATGGACGCTAGCCACTTCCTCGTGAAAGAGACTGCGACCACTTCTAGCCCCACGGTGGCGAATGCCTACAAGATAAAACTGTCGACACTGTACAAGCTCAGGTGGCACGATGACGCTCGTTAAGTGGGCTCGGGTCATCACGCTGACGGGGAGTGGTCAGCGGAGAATCAGACTTCGGCAAACGTGGGGGATTCGGGAGCCGGTGCTGAGGTGGTTCATCGTCACCCCCGACATCGAGAATCCCGCCCGTGGCTGCCTTCAGGCGCACCTAGCAGTACTGAGCACTGCCAGGGAGCCCACTCTGATCCTCGAAGACGATGCGGTGTTCGCTCCTGCCTTCACTCTGGACCTACATCCACCGGTCGATTGGGACGTTCTGTGGCTGGGTGGCGAGCACATCATTCGACCCATGGATATTCCCGCTTATCCCGAATGGGTCAAGCCCTTGAAGATGCTCCGCACTCACGCGTACATCGCTCGTCAGCCATGGCGATTGGCAAGGATGATAGAGGACTCAGGTGTGAGACTCCTCGATCCACACCTGGCCTCTCTTCCACTCCACCAGTACGCGCTACGAACTTTCACTGTAGGGCAGGACGCTGGACTCTCCGATATTTCCGGGACCTCTAGGCCCTCGGCTTCGTATTGGAACTTCGCTTTTTAATGTACTCGGTCACGAGATTGCAATGACGGCAACTCTCCCGATAGATAAATCCTCGACAATCGCAGCGCTTAGAGCCATCCTTCTCTACGATAACCGTGTAAGGTTCCTTCTCACTTTGGGAGGATGGGACGTAGATAGCCATGAAGCCAGCGTCATCCTTAGTAGCAGGATAGACATGTGTCTTCCATTCGCCAAGATACTTGGTAACGTACACCGGATGCAAGTTCTCAGTTGGGATGTTATTCATCGTATCCGAGTGACTTTCTGTACTCAATCACCATGCGTCTGATTTCCGTTATCACCTCAGCCGTCGTCCACGGCGCCGGACCTATTCCTACCCTTCGCGCAGGAGGGTCGATCAAATAGGTGGCAAAGTTGACGAAGCGCTGGATGTCATCCCAGTTAGCCCCGATGGCCTGGTTATCTACGTCACACAAGAAGCCCCTGACCTGCTCGTCGGAGTGGCGGTGGTCGACAGCTAGAGCAGCGCGACGCTGGTTACGACCACAGATGGGGCAACGGTTATCCTGAATGATCAGCAGCTTCGCCTGCTGGTCCGGCGACAACCCCCACGTCCGCTCCCGCCGACCGGTCAGCGCACAGCCCTTGCACTGCGCCCCGCTGGTGTACGTGAGCGCCACGTACGAGCGACAGCCTGAGCACCACCTCATACCCACAGGCCAGTCGGCTTTGGGCCGTGTGCGTGGCGCTGAGGGGTCCGCAGACGCCCTCCGCTTCAGGGACTCCGCCGACTGGACGTCCACCGGCTCCGCCGCGAGCAGACACCATGAGCACCGACGTTTCCCCGCTACGTACGGAAAGACCTTACAGGTTACGCAAAGACCGCGAACCTTGGTTAGCTTGGGAGAGAACGTGGCGCGGAAAATGTCTGGGTCAACGTTCATAGCTTCCTCATCGTCTCTTGGAGGACCACTACTACCAGAGCGAACGATTGTTCAGGACTAAACCCGGCTTCTAGGTACGCCCTGAACAGCTCATGAAACTGGTGGCAAGCCTGCTGCAACTGGGTGAACGGATCTTGTGGCCCCGTCATGGCTTCACCTCTAGCACGGAGAGAGTATCGACAACACCCTGACTGTAAGCCATGTTCGCTACGGCCATGAAGTGCGGAAGGATGCCATCAGTGTTGGTCAAGCCGAACTTCTTGCGGATGCCCTCTTCGAGGTGAACCATCGCTATAGTACGAGACGCTGACATCTGTGCGTTGAAGTCGTCCTCAAACTCACTCATCACTAGGCTCCCTGGCGTAGCTAGCTGTTAGCCCTGCTGCTGGTGACTGTGATCCGTTAGGTGAATAGACTCCACCGTCTTGGGTACGACACCTGACTCAGACACCGTTATCACGCATCCGCACGAGAACACCAGATTCCGATAGGCGTCGGTGCCGTTCAGTACCGCTTGGAAATAGAGGCTTACGGGGTCGTCGCCCGCTAGTATCTGGTCTCTGAACTCGAACGTCCAAGGGACGCCCTGCACCGTTATCCACCGCTCAGGGTCTATGCCTTCGGCGAGGAGAGTCATTGAGTTATCCTTACTGTGAGGTGTGGTGGCGGTTCGTGTCCCGGGTCATGTCTCGTCCCAACTCTCCGGGTGGCATTCTTGACAGGTGTTTTCGTAGGTGCAGTAGGGGCAATCCCACCCACGACGGGAAGCATTGAACGTCCGCTTGCATAGCTCACACACCACCATCAGCAGCTTGTCGTTATAAGCCACAAGCTCATGAAGGCAGAGCACGCGTGGTGGTACTCTGGTCTGCTCGATGGCATCCATCGTCACCCACGCCTCCTCATCAGTCATCCTTCTCCTCCACCTTTACGAGGCGCTCGTTCAGGGCATCGAATATTTTCAGTACCTCAGCAGTACGCTCCTCAGGGTTCCCCGGCCACTCGGCGCACTTCATGTTCTTATCTTCCAACCACTCATAAAACTTCTGCGCCCGGTACAGAACGAACAGATGCCTCGTGTAGCTCTCGCTATTATTGGGAGTAATGGCAGTAGCCGCTTGTAGCGCAGTTGTCCGGAGCCAGCGTTCTTCGTCGTTCATCCTTCTCCTCCAAGATCGTGATCGTCTCGTATCTCTCGGTGATATGTAGCTAGTGCGGCGTTAATTTCCTCCAGAGTGGGGTAATGGTCATAAAAGCGGATGGTCTCTTTGCTATATACGGCGACAAGGCTGAACCCGCCATATACGCCAGGTATCAGCTTCCATTTCACTAGAGGCTCCACGCGCTATGGCGACCGTACTCGCCATTGATACTAGTGCTGGTCACATCTAGTTCCTTGGCCATCCTATACAATGTGGATCGCGAGTACCCCTGCGCATAGGCTTCTGCATGGATAATGTCGGAGCGTACTGGCCCGTCCTTCAGTATCAATTCTAGCCACTCTCTGCAACTGTCTTTCTGATAGATCTTCCGCATACTGGCCTCCTGGATAGCATGGAAGCTAGTTCCCACACTGAGAACTAGCTTCCATGACTGAAACTGCCGAGGTTACGCGCTGGTTGAGATGTCTCGCTTCGTCGCACTGACACGGAATTCGAGGACCCATTCACCCGTGTCGGGGTCTTCGACGACCTTGGCCCGAAGACCCTGACCGTTCTCGTTCAGGTACGAGCGAAGCTTGGTGGCTACTGCCTTGGCAGCCTTCTCGGTGTCGAACACTGCCTCCATGGCGTCGCCGGTGATGACGGATTCCTTTGCCGCCTGAAGCAGCTCGGCGTCCAGGGCGATCTTGTCGTTGCGAACCAGGTGCGAACCTGCTGACTGACGTACGATCATTGCTACTACTCCTTCTGGTGGGGTTACTTACTGAGAGCTTTCATCTGGGCTAGCGTCAGCGGCTCGTCATCGAGCAGGTCGCCGACTTCCGCGTTGATCTCTTCCTGGGTCTTCTCCTGCTCTGGTTGAGGGCCGATGAAAGCATCGCACTGATCAACCTCAGCATCAGTGGGGATGCGATACTCCGCCACCCAGATCTTGGGTGCGTCCTGGTTGGGCTTCTTGTTCTTGAAGTCGTCTGCATCGTACCGCAGCGTCAGCGGGCCGTACAGCTCCAGGTTAGCCACCAGCCGGAACGCAGCTTGGATGGCGAAATGCTGCTTGTCTGAGGCGTAGATCCGACGTGCTCCGTTGTCCTCGCCCAGGCTACTCGGATCGAGACCTTTGGCGGCACGGTTGCCTGCGATTTTCTTGCAGAAGTGGCAGGTCTTTGGCTCGTACGGAGCTTCGTCTACGAGGATGAAATCGTACAGGTGTTCCATCCTGGGACGTTCCTTCTCCTCATCCCAGAACTCCGGGTCGTTCGTGCCGAACTTGATCTTCTGCCGGGTGATGACACCTTTCAGCAGGAGGCCGGTGAAGCTATCCCCGACGTTGTGGAAACGGGGAGTCCTCCAGGTGGATGTTGCTTCTGCGCTCATTGACTGACGTGGCATTGCTGACGTTTCCTCTCGTTCGCTGACGGTTGCTTAACTCTCCCTGTTCTCCTTCCTCTACTCTAGCCTAGTCTACCACCTCCCCTATGTCAAGTCCTGCACCACATCATTTTCTCTGACGCCCGCTCTGACCACCGGCCAGGCCCCTTGTCCAGTGCCTAGGTGGTAGGTTGGGGGCTTGGGGAGAATCCCCCCAGTACCCTCTTTGTAGGAGGAGGTGTTCCCAGAAACTGAATACTAGAAAGATTCTCCCCTAAGCTCCCATCCTACCCTTACAGAATGTAACAGTCGGTCACGTAGAGTCACCCAGCAGGTAATTGAAATTAATTCCCAGACTAGCGTCTGATTTGGGTGGCGCTGTTGCCTCATCAGGGAAACCGGCCGTGGCTTCCAGCTTCCATTGCACTGCGTTGTGCAATTTACCGGCATTTACTATGCGCATCCCATCCACCCATTGATCCATGTGCTTAGCCAGTGCCTTCCCCAGCCGTCCCACGCTCACTGGTGTGCCGATGGCACCTTCGACAGCACCTTGCAGAGAAACGTCGCGAAATATCTTGCTCACGGTCCATTTACCGTCTCGGTACTCCTCAGCGATAGCAGCGTACAGAGCGCCCCAGGCATCCGATTCGATGAGTCCGGCTGCTCGTTCCGTTCGCCCCACTCGTCCCTCTGCTTTGGAGTAGGCCAGTACCCCATTTATGGTCCGAGACCACAACCCGTACTCGTCGTTACGGTCTGGCGCATTGTCAGCCAATGGAGAGCCAGCCTTCATCCAATCGGTGATCATGAAACATAACGCAGAGATGATGGTTTCCCACTCCTGAGCCATCGTACTCTTGAGATTCTTGTCGCGGAAGTCAGTGCGTTCCCAGGGCTTCTCACACTGAGCGTCGATTTGAATCCACATCGTCCGTCGCCGCTGATCCTGACCGATCTGGATGTTGTTACCGGTCAGTGCCCACAATCGATCGTTCGGCACACTGATGTTAACGTTCTTGCCCAGCAGTCGATCGGTCCACACCGGCTCCGTCAACAACCTACTCATCTCGTCGTTGGCTACCACCTTCTCCACGTTGTCGAAGGTGATGATCTTACCGGAGGTAGCAGTCAATGCGGTACTGACTGCTTTACGGAACTCCTCTGAGTCCCTGCTCATTCCTCGCACTGAACCACCGTAAAGTACCGACGCGCACTGGGTAGCTAGTGATTTACCGCTACCACGATCTGGGGCGGTAATGGCGAACAGAGGCCACGGTGACGGGCACATCAATTCCAACAATGGCGTCAGCAACAGCGCCAGGTACGTTGCCCGTGAGTCGTTTCCACTGTTCAGCCCCGACCATGGGAACTGACCGAACAATCCATCGGTCGACTTCTCCGATATCAGATATTCCCTGGCTGCTGCCGATGATGTCCAATGGACAGGTGCTGTCTCGTTGTGGTACATCGGCAAGTAGACAACCTTATAGGCGTCGTCATACCCCGGAGCGTCTAGTAACGCTCCGGTAGGCAGCACCAGCGGAGTGCGTGTGATGATACGTGCCTCCTGTATCTCCTTCTCTGTCGCGCGACTCATAGCCCGTTGAGTAGCTTCCTTGGGGGACAACACGTGAACCTTCTCACGGTTGTTTTTGGGACCTTGCCATTCGAATACCCAATACGTGCCGTCCACCAGCGCCACGACATCGTTGACATCTAAACTGGAATACGTCGGCGCGGATGGACTGTCGTCTTCTGCTGGAACCGTATAACCTGACTCGCCGATGTTTCGGAAGCTGATGAGTCCTGTTCCACGTTTAAAGATATTGGACAGTGGTCCCTTACCGATCAAATCGATCAGTGAGTCTTCGTACTCTGCTTCGTTGCTGGCGTCCAGCGGGAGACGGTTGGTCATCGCTCGCTGCACCTCAGCAGGGAGTGGTAGCTCATCGGTCATCTCTGCCGTGGCGCGAACCCACTTCTCCACCAGCGCGTCGTCCCAAGAGGTGCCGTCCTCCAGCAGCACACACGCTTCCTCGTATTTCAGCCGCGCTTCCTCATGCGTGACCGGACACCACCACGAATTCGTCAGCTTCACCAGATCGCGTGCTACCCCGTACACCGTCGTATCCCACAGTGCCGACGTTCCCTTGGTGGGCAGCTCGTACATCTTGCCGAGTTTGGCGTGCAGGTAGTCCTGAGCGAAGGTGGCGGCCGTGGCCAGGGCCGTTTCCGTCAGGGGTGTGGCAGATCGGTTGACCACCGCCTCCTGGCGCGCCCGCTGAGCGTCTCTGCGCGCCACCAGCCAGGCCACCCACGCCTGAGGGAGGGCAGGGAGATCCTGGAGCGCTGGCGGCAGGCACGGAGCGCCGGACGGCCCGTACCAGTGATAGGGCACGTCGTCGGGATGCACGCTGGGCCAGACCACGGCGTAGCGGTAGGTGCGTTGCACGATTTCCACATTGGGACCGAGGTCTGCAACGTGCCCGAGGTCTTCGGGGACGGTGTAGAAGAAGATACCGCTGGTCTCATCGTCACGTGAGGTGCTGCGGTAGGTTGGCGGCAACGGACCAAGGTCAGTTTCGAAGCCAGCGATAGTCTGGCCGCCAACCTTCAGCATATAGGCATCGACATCGAACCCGATAACGCCAGCAGGCAGACGGATGGCGATGTTGTGCGCCTCGGGATGGTTCAACCAGTCCGCTACTTCTAAATCGGACGGCATCTTGCCATGCTTGCCTGTATACCCTCGAAATGGCGGTGACTTCTGCTGGTACGGGAGGGGGAGTGTACCCATCCATCCCAGCGAACGATATAGTTCAGCACTGTCTCTAAACGGATTCGTCACTACGCTTCCTCAACTCATTGGTCCGTTCTCACTCGTGGCTTGGTCCTGCGGAATGTCGGACCGGGACGGATGCCTCCGCTACCCCGGTCCGAACTATCTACCGCTCCACGGACCAACGAGGAGTCGCTCTTTCGAGCATGATCACATTCTACTACGTGCGGTGCCAGGTGTCCAGTACCTCGTCACTGTCTACTGTGGATGTCCACTGTGGATCGATCTCGCCCAGCATCTCGTAGAATCGCTTCCACTTAGCCGTTACGGTATTCTCCGGGGGCGTATCCGGATATGTGCCAGGCTGTGTGGTATCGGCAGTACCAGTAGGATTTGGGGTATCTAACGACATCTTTCCTCCTTACAATGCGAAAATAACGTAGGACTTCTTTGGCTTCTTCCTCCGTGGCAAAGCGAGCCTTCGTCTCACAACGAGGCCCTAAGGTTTTAGGAGGCCACTTAGCAATGTCATTCGGATTAGCCAACATTACCTCCTTCTCTAAGTGAGCAGTTTCTTTCTCAGACGAAACAGCCAGAAGCTAGATACTAAAAAGGCCCGGCACATTAACTTCACCTTTACAGTGTCATCAATGTGCCGGGCCTCGGCATTACCTTATAGTCTTTAACTCTACCTACATTCTATCACACCTGCGGCGCTATGTCAAGTCGACTCCTACGTGATAGCGACGCCATCGAGTACATCCTTTACATGATGGCAGGCTCTACGATACAGCCATCCGTTGCATGTGCAACTAGCTTCGATCGTAACCCAGTACGTAGCCCCTTCTGTAGTGGCGGAGGGTACCTTAACCTGGATCGTTTCCACCTTCCGATCCACAGTTTCCCGCCTGGTATTGACCGGATCGAACGAAATGCGCGGCATTATTACTCCTCTCGCTTCCAGTCCTGAACGGCATACCTGCCGAAGCCCTGTGACCTGGATGCACCCAGGCCTTCCTTACCCCCAGTGAGAAACATCAGTGCCCAGTGGCGGTCGGAGAACTCCCAATCGGTGGTGATGGTGAACTCGATTTCTGGTTGGGTCACGTACTCCTCGTAGCTAATGGAATTGCCCTGGAAGGTGTGGACGAATTTCTGATCCACCCCTGAGGGCTCCTGAATCGGCTTGCCGTCGATGAGGAGGTACAGCTTTTCGTCTTCCACGAAGACATGCTCCGCCACGAACGGCCGAAGGGACTTACCGGCCGGGGTGGCCACGCCATAGCCCTTGTTCGGTATCTTCTTTGCCGACATGGCTACGACTGAGGCTTCCTTGATGGCCGCCTTAAGCTGGCGACCTTCTATATACAGACCGATATCATCCCTTTTAAAGCCAGTGAGGTTTTTAAGCTTGTTGACCTCTTCCACCGCAGCGTTCGCATCGATACCACGATCGATCATCGTCTCTGCCACCAGTGCTTGAATCTGGGCGTCAGTGGAGTACATCTTCGTCTTGATCCACGCCGCAGCTACATCAGGATTTGACGGGATGCCACCGCGCACTTGCGACTCAAACTTGAGTCGCCCCCGGTATCGGAACGGCCACGCTTCTCTCTCATATTGAGAGAAGAAATTGAACAGAGGTTCGGGCATGATGAGCCTTTCTTGGAGGGACAGCCCTGGCAGAGCCTACATTTGGATGCCAGGACTGCCGTTGGTGGTGGGAGGTGAGGCGGAGCGTGCGGGAACGAATCGTCGCTTGGACTGATGCGACACGTGTTGAGCTGATACGAATCGTCGCTCGGACGGGCTTGCATCGATTTGGCACGTCGCTTGGTTGGGCGGTGATGGTTGGATACGTGGATGGAACGTGTCGTCTGTGGAGACGGTCCGGAACGGGACGTCGATATGGACAGAGATGCAGTGCGGTGAATCGTCGCGCGTGGGCGAAAAGACTTGTCGTGGGGCATGGGACGTAGCATGTTGGATGGATGAGTACTGTCGTAGGGAGACGCTTGCGTCGGAAGGTTGGGACGTAAAGGTACGGGAGGGTTCGTCGGTAAGAGTCGTGTCGAGCCGCCAGTGGGTTGTCGTTCGGCCAGGATTGTACTTGAGTTGTCGCTTGGGCTGAGTAGAAGGGTAGGGGATTGTCGCTAGGTAGGGTGAGTGTCAGGACGAGTAGGCCGGTCGTGTGGGTTGATGCGGCGGTGGCATGTCGTATGTGTATCCGTATAGCTATCCGTCCACGTACCGGAGTCGCGGCGGAGTCGTGTAATTACCGCCTTGTAGTTTCCCGGAGGCAACCGCTGAGCGGCCTTGTGGGCCAAGATCTTTCCCGGACCCACAAGACTACGAACTCACCTAGGAAAGGTTGCCAGCGGGGCGCTCAGCGGGCGGAGGAGGGGTTAGCCGACCGTCCCGTACGCCACGCCGTCTGCGTCTTCCACTTCGCCGGGCGGTGTGACGTAGGGAGACGCTTGAGGAGTCAGATCCTGGCGGATCTGAAGGTACTCCACCTCCGTGAGATCCTGTTCGGTCGTATGCCCTGGTGCTATCCTAGCCGCAATCGCAGTATGGAAAGCGGCTTCGAAAGTGGACGATAGCGCGCGGGCGTGGTGGAAGTCAGCGACGAAGATATGGTCCTCCTTAGTCATGGCGCCGATCCTGCGGACGACATGGGCGTTGTTGATGGGGAGCGTCTGCTGGAAGACCGCCAGGGGTTCTTTGTCACCGTCCTCGTATGCCGCCAGTGCCGCTGCGAACTTCGTTGGTTTCTGGCGTTGAGCCATTCGCGCCAGGTAGCTACGGTGGCTCGTTACCGCAGCGGAGATGGTGGGAATGGCCTGGTCTTCCAACCACCCCTGTAGCAATGATGGGTCCTCGGTGGCTACCTTCTCATAAATAGAAGTAGCCACCTCCATCGAGACGTAATCGGTACCGTCTGGGATACCGTCGGAGATCCTTTTGGCCATCTCGATAACGTAGTCGCGTTCGGTGGGATCGGGAGACGCTTGCGTCGGAAAGTCGGTCATGGTTCTAACACCTGCCATTTCTCGAATTGAACGATGGGGAGAAGGTTGGGAGACAGTGCGATGGCTTCTTCGATGCGCTCGGCTGTACGGTAGTCTACTCCGATGACTATGGTAGCTCCGCTACCATAGGGCTGGACACTGTAGGTCCACACGGAGCCATGGTCGACTCCCGGCTCTACCACCTCTGCCAGGCCTTGATACGCGAATTCCAGATCGGGATCGGTCATGATTCCTCTAGAGGTTAAGGTTGCGGGCAATTGACGGGCTGAGGATGCGCAGTCTCCACTCGCGCTCGCCACCAACCGCGTAGACCGATAGCCTGGTGGTGATGGCCCTCTTGTCATCGAATGGTATCTCTCGCAACTCGTGGTCGAAGAGATCGAGCAGAACTGCCTCGATAGCGTCGCTTGCGGCTCCTTGGGCGACGTCAGAATGAGTGGTCATTCCTTGCTCGCCACTTGCGTCGGAGCGTGGGAAGCCTCTCGTCCAGCCCGACCGGCTTCCCACGCGGTATCGAAGAGCTCACCGGTGAAAGCTGCACGATACTTACCGGGAGACGCTTGAACGGGCGGAGGAGGGGGTGGTGCGTAGGGAAGGGTTGAAGCGACGTACGCAGAGGATAGGGTGAGGAGATCGGCTTCCGCAGTTGTGAGTGGTCGGGTGAGTTTGTGGATTGCGGTGGTTAGTTGCTCTGCTGTCGAGCGGACCACCGCTTCTTCGAAGGTCGGGAGACGCTTGCGACGGAAGGTAGGCATTTAGCTTCTTTCTCACTGTGAGACGGGGCTTAGGCATGATTCGGGCTAGGGCTTCCTTTTGCCATACTATAAGTATACCACATTTTCGGCGCTATGTCAAGTGGTAAGGGAGACGCTAGGATGGTGGTTGTCAGTTTGAGAAGAATGTGAGGTTGCGCGGGAGTGGCGGGAGTGGCGCGGGTACCACCGGAGGGATGGAATTCCTACTGGGTTGGTGGGGGGAGATGAGGCGGGCGTGTCTGGTCGTGTCTGATTGGGGCTTTTGGGATTGCTGGGTGACTAGGGGAGGTTGAGGAACCTACCCTTGAACCTACCCTGCGAGAATCCCTATGGGGGGCGTGAAAGGGGAGAATGGGAGAATAGAAACCTACCCTTGTACACACACACGCACACGCATCATGCGTTAGGGACTAGGATAGTATTCTCCCATTCTCCCATCGGCAGTGTTTTGCCTGGTCAGAGGGTTGTGATCGGGTGGGAGGATGGGTGGGAGTTTCCACAACCTCCCCTCGCCGTCAGCTCTCGGTTAGGCTGGAAAAGGCTGGCCGACCAGTGAATTCGTGGTGGCATGTGTCTTTGTATAGTCTGTTGCACACTGGTGTCTTGTCTGACTGTTTCGTCTGAGAGAAGAGGATAAAGCAGGAAGGGACCCCTCTCATGAGAGGGGTCCCCTTTCGCCTACACTGTCGCGAGTTCCCCGTCCACATCAAGCGCCAGCTCGGGCGATACCGTCCGCAGCTCGATTTCTGCCGTCAGTGCGGCTTCCTGCTTCCGGGCCACCCTGATCAGGGCCCGGACTTTGGCACGCGCGTTCTCCAGCTTGACGAGTGCTGCCTTGTTTTCGTCGCCGTCCGCGCCCATGCCCTTGCTGGGAAGGTCACCTGCGAAGGTGGCGGCGACTACTTCGTTCTTGAGCTTGGTGGCGGCTTTCTCCGCTTCGGACTTCTCTGCCGTGACCTTTCCGGCCATCTCAGCGGCGTACGCCGCTTCTACGTGCGCGACCGTGACTTTGCTCACGTCCGGGGTGGCGGACAGAAGTACGGCGTCGGCGGAATCCACCAGATCGAGGTCTGCCAGCCGACCCCAGATGTTCAAGTACCGGGAGATGGTCGGGCGCGACAGGAACTTGCCCTTGCCCTTCGCAAGGAGAGCGAATTCCTCCGGCGAGACCTTGCCGATGTTCTTGCCCTCGACAGCCTTGCCCTTGCGGACGGCCCTGGCTACCAGAGTGATCTTTGCGAGGATTGTTCCGGTCTCCAGATCCGCCAACTGTATGGCAAGGTCCGTGGCGTTGGTGACGTGAGTTTTGGCGATGCTTGGCATTGTGTGCTCTTTCCTGATTGTGTTCTCTACGTGAGAACGTGTGTGCCGGTACTCGGCGAGGGTAGGCGATTGCTTCCCCTGTTTGTTCTACGTTAAGTATACCACTCCCTTGACGCTATGTCAAGCCCTAGACTACGGGCTCGCGCCGGTGGCATATCGTGCTATTACGGATTCTCCCTACGGTACGGGTCAACATCCGTCGCTATTATCTCACATGGGCCCATATCCTATCACCATAGGGAGGCGCCTTGTCTATCGGTCCTGTGAGGGGCCGCGTTATCCCATGCTCCACTTTCGTGCCCGCTTGCTTGCTTCTACCTTACCTATCGGCAGGCTTGACCCCTTCCTTAGTAGTTCTCACGATGAGTAGTGCTTGGCTTCCTGTGTGGCTAACCGGCCCGCTTGGGCCTACCCTAATTGTAGCTCGGAGTGAGCCTCAATGGTAACTCTAGCCCCATTTTAAGTGTGTGCTAAGTCTCATCTCTAGCCCTTGACATAGACTAGAGTTGTGTGTTAGGGTGTGTGTGGCCCCTGTGAATTTTGTGGCTGGTGGGGACATGGGCCGAACTACAGACTCAGCTTCTGTAATAATAAATGAAAATAATAAATGAAATAGACCCATTTGTTCCGCTGGCTCCTTCAGACTCAGCTTCTGTAATAATAAATGAAAATAATAAATGAAAAAGACCTATTTGCGAGGATTTGCTCGCTTCACTCTGCGCTGGTAGGATGGGATGGTGATGCCAGACTCCGCACTGCCCGGTCCTTCGGTGACCGAGCTGTGCGCTCACGGCCGCGCACTCATCTTCTCGGTGGCGAGAGAGGTCTACGCGCGGCCACACCCTGGCTTCACCTGGGATGAGATCGTGTCCTCCACAAGCTTCGCGCTGGTACAGGCTGCCGTTCGGTGGCCCGTCTATTGCCAAACTCACAACTATGACCCCTCTCTCGCTACATCTGGCAGCTACTTCCTGGTCTACGCCAGGACCAGAATGAGAGGTGCGATCAAAGACGAACAACGACTCCTCGATCCCTACACTCGGTCTGAACGCACCCAGCAGTCCATCGACGATCCAAGCTCTGACTACTCCTCACATCGATCCGTCCGTCACAACCCCTCCAATCCCTCCAATCCCTCCACTGCCTCCAATCCCTCCAATCCCCCTAATCCCTCCACTGCCTCCACTGCCTCCAATCCCTCCTCTCCACAGGAACAACAGAACATTCCGAGACCACATCCCCAGTACATGCTGCGGTCTACTATCCCTGTAGACTTCTCCACTCATAATGCATATGACACCGCTTACGACAAATATCTTGAGTCCACTAATCTAACCGTTGAAGAAATCACCAGCTGGAACGAAACAGCAGCCGTTGCCCTAGCTGCGTATCGAGCTCTCACACCGCAACAGCAACTGGTGTTGGCGTTCATTGTTCTCAAACCCCGTACGTTACGTGTTCAGCGTATGAGCATGTGGCAGGTGGCTACGTACTCGACTGGCCAGATACTTCGCGCCGTTGCCTCAGACCTTTCTCCCACCGTCTCCCTGGCTCCCTTCTCTCATGCCGCAGCGCTGCAACTGTCTCCATATCCGGAGATTGATGAGTACTTAGCTCAATCTTCCGACTCCTCCTCTTCCGACAGCTCCGCTGTCTCCCAACTTTCCGACAGCTCCGCTGTCGCCCTATCTCCATCCCGACAGCGTCGCTGTCTCCTCATCCACCAATTCGAAAGTGCGCTTACGTCGGAGCCGGGTTTGCTGGTGGATCTCGCCGCCCGCTATCGCAGCACCTTTCGCCGCCAAACCGATACATCTTCCGACAGCTCCGCTGCTCCTAGCGACTCGCTGCCCCAGTGACTCGCTCCAACCGATCGACCAACGGGACCTTAGATGTCACCCTGGAACCCCAGTGTCTACGCAAAAGCGTTGATATCAGCAGCTATTGCGTTCATCACTGCCCTGGGTGTGGCGCTTAATACTCCAGGTATCACCTCCACTGAGTGGTCCATCGCCATCGGTGCTTTCATCACTGCCTTCCTGGCCACCTACTCCACCACTAACGCTCGCTCCACCTCCGATCCCTCCACTCCCTCCATCTCTCAATCCGAAGGACCGGTGGCATAACTCGTGGACACACTTCAAGCCCGGCAGGCATATGAGCTTAAGCTGGCAGGCGCTGAACGTCTTGACATTCGTTCTGGAGTGTGGTATGGTCGGCCCGTGAGAGAAATTCAGGTGGGTGGCCACAAAGGTGGCTCTGTGTCGGTTGTAGCATTCGTGGACGACGAGGACTATGAGAGGGTAAATCAAGTCAAGTGGTCAATTCATCACGCCGCCAATACTACATATGTAGCCCGCAGATATGCAGCTGGATATGAAATGTTGCACTGGTTTATTATGGGTGAAAAGCATATAGACCATATCGACCATAATGGGTTGAATAACTGTCGGTCAAATTTGCGCGCAGGTGGGCAGTTTGGTAATAATAGGAACACCCGTAAAATTAAGCCTACTTCGTCCCAGTACAAGGGAGTTTGCTGGGACAAGTCTCGTAATAAGTGGCAGAGTAAGATCACAGTAAACTATGAATCCAAGTATCTTGGTCGGTTCGCTGATGAAATCGAGGCGGCAAAGGCTTATGACAAGGCAGCGCGACTTTACTTCGGTGAGTACGCTCTGCTGAACTGTGGGGGGTGAAGTCAATGTCTGATACCACGTTACTAGCTCGACAAGCGTACGAGCTTAAGCTAGCAGGTAATGACAGCTTTTGATATTGCGGAAAAGCTGCAAGTGACGGTGGAGGAGGCCAATGCTCTCGTCACCGATTATGCCGACACTATGCCCTCACCTAGCAACACTGAAGCGCGTCGTACCGAGGTGGCCCGCGTTGATCTGTGGCTGGCGAGGGTGGATGCTGCGTGGGTATCTAAGGAATTGCCGATCGAGAAGGCTGTGACGGCGTTTACGCGCCTGTCGGAGCGCCGTTGTAAACTGTTAGGGTTAGACGCTCCTTCCCGAGCTGAGATCGAAGCTACTCTTCATGCCGTTACCCCAGGCGCCATCGAAGATGAGCTGGCTCGCCTCTCTACGGAATTGGGGTTTAATGTCTAAGTTGGACTCCATTGCACGTTATCGCGAGCTGCTGAAGTATCAGTGGTTGTGCGGTGATCCTTATTGCGATGGAAAACCACATAAGGGCTTTCCTCATCGACACGCACGAGGGGAACAACGTGTCGTTGGTGATGCCTACATTACAGCCTTCGTCACCGGGCGTGGGTGGGGTAAACTGTTACGTATGAGCACACCGATTCCCACACCATCCGGCTGGACGATGATGAGCGATCTTCAAGTGGGAGATCGTGTCTTTGATGAATCTGGTCGTACCTGTTCTGTGACCGCTGTGTTCGATGAAGTACCGGAGCGGGTTTATCAGCTCAACTTTTCGGACGGTGCGTCAGTGGTGGCTGGCGGGGAGCACCAGTGGGTGACGTGGACGGCAGCGGATCGTAAGGCGCTTAATCGCTGCCAGTCTCATGATCAGCGCACTGGATTCCCTGTGAACTGGCCTACTTGGCGAGCCCAGGGCCGGTGGGGCTCTAGGATAGATGTCCGAGGTCCAGATATCCGCACTACGGATGACATAGTTGCTACTTTGACTGTGAGTTCTCGCGGAGACACCAACCACTCTATTCCGAACACTCTTCCCCTTCAACTCCCAGAAGAGATTCTTCCAGTGGCCCCGTGGTTATTGGGTTTCTGGCTAGGGGACGGCTCTACAACTTCAGGAGAACTTACGGTCGGAGCTGAGGACTTTGCCTTCGTGGCGTCTCAGACTGCACTTAGTCACAACTACGAGAAGCGTGAGGGATTTGCTGGCCGGTACAATGTTCCAGGTCTTATAACCCAACTTCGTTATCTAGGAGTATTGGGCAATAAGCACGTGCCTAATCTCTATCTTCGAGCTTCAGAGATGCAACGCCGGGATCTACTGGCTGGGCTATTAGACAGTGACGGGTATATTGATCCTGTCTCGGGACAAGTGGAGTTCACTTCCACCGTTGAGGCTCTAGCCGATAATGTCATAGAGCTTGCTCGGTCTTTAGGCATGAAGCCTCACGTCTCTAAGTGTCGAGCTACCTTGAACGGTGTCGATTGCGGGCCTAAGTGGCGTGTGTTCTGGCGGCCTCTCACTAACTGCTTCCGGCTCCCACGTAAGGCTAACGAATTCCATCCACTTGAATCTCAAGCTCTTCGTAATTATCACCGAATGATTAGCTCGGTAGAAAAATTGCCAGTAGAGCCGATGCGTTGTATTACGGTGGACTCGCCGAACAGTATGTACCTTGCTGGTGAGGGAATGATTCCTACTCACAACACTCGCACCGCAGCCGAATATGTTAAAGCTCGGATGCTCAATGAGCCTGGCCACCGTGTGATTGTGGTAGCGCCGGTGGCAGCAGTGGGTAAGCTAGTGTGTATTGAAGGTGAGTCGGGTCTGCTTAGTGTCTTGCCCTCCGACAGGGTTGCCAACTGGTCTCGGTCGCTTGGTGAGCTGGTGCTGAAGAACGGCTCTCAGCTCAAACTTTTCGGTGCGTACTCGCGCGACGACGCCGATTCGATACGAGGCAGTCAATCGCATACCCTATGGGCCGAGGAATTAGCTACTTGGAGGCACCAGGAATTCGCATGGGACATGGCGATGATGGCTAATCGGCTAGGTAATGACGCTAAGGTGGTCGTGACGTCTACTCCTCGCCCCACTACGCTCATAAAGAAACTGATGAACATGGACAATGTTACTATCATAACTGGGTCCACGTTCGATAATCAAGATAATCTGGCCGACGCCTATATCAAGCACTTGACCTCAAACTACGAGGGCACTAGGATGGGCCAGCAGGAGTTGTATGGTCAACTGCTTGAGGACATTGCGGGGGCTATGTGGAACACTGAGATGTTCCGATATCCTGAGAAGTTGCCGGAATTCGTGCGTATCTCAGTGGCTATCGACCCACCCGGTGGTCATCGGCTGGGCACTAACGCAAAGTGTGGTATCGTCGCTGTGGGTTTAGCTGCTGATGGTCTGCTATATGTTCTAGCGGATCGCTCCGGTCACTTCTCTCCAGAGCAGTGGGCCCAGACAGCGATTGATTTATACGATGAGCTGGAAGCGGACGTTATCACCATCGAGAACAACTTCGGTGGTGCGATGTGTGCTTCAGTGGTTAAGGCGGCTGGATTCACCGGTCGTATCCATACCGTTCGAGCCTCCCGTGGGAAGCAGCTTAGAGCCGAACCTGTTGTGTCTCTTTATGAGAAGAAGAGGGTCTTTCACGTCCAAGGTTTGGAAGACTTGGAGAAGCAGATGACAAGTTGGGTGCCGCCCGGCCAGGTTGAGGTTGATTCTAATGGCATCGAGACGCCAATACCAGCGTCTGACTATTCCCCAGATGGTATAGATGCTCTGGTTTGGGCTATAAATGAACTTGCACTGTCACCTAAGCGTCCCACGGTGACGATGAGTTGTCCTCCTAGATCGTCCGTGGCGGTGGCACGATGAGTAGTTGGTTGTGGTTGCTTCTTTGTTTTGCTAGTTCTGTGGTCTGGTATGGGGCTGGGTATTCTACTGCATTGCGAAAAACTCCTCGTTCATTGGCGAGGTTGACACCGGAGCAATTGCATGTGTTAGCTGGTAAGGTCGCTGAGGAGAAGGTTAAGACGTGAGCTTTCTTGATGGCTTTACCACGAGAGCGATGGGGCTTCGGTATCCCAAGACCATCGAGTCTAAGCATGCTCCCAACGGATCGCTAGCCACCGTTAACTTCCAAAGTGCTACGGAGCCTATGTATGAGACATACTCTTCGGAGGCGGCGATTCAGCGCGCCTACGAGGCGAATGTCTATGTGTATCGCTGCGTGGAGGCTATCTCTAATTCGATCGTGGGGTGCCCGTGGCGCGCTGGTGATGCTATCACCAATGAGTACCGTCTGACTCACCCCATGGCTCGCTTGTTGGGCCCGGCTCCTGGGTCACCTAATCCTAATATGACCAGTGCAACGCTATTGCGACATGCAGTCTCCTCATATATGCTTTTGGGTAAATTTGCCTGGGCTATCGAACGTGATTCGGCTAATAAAGTTATTGGCTTGTGGCCACTACGTGCTCAGCATATTCGTCCGGTCCCATCTATCAGCGGCCCAGGTTACTTTTCTAGCTTCCATTATGGCTATCAGGGCCAGCAAGGCTATCGAGAATTCAAGCCGAACGAGATCGTTTATATATGGAAGCCATCTCTTCGTGATTTCCGTGAGGCCGAATCAGCAGTCAACGTTGCTGCTCTTAATATCAACGTTGCTAAGATGTTGGATACGTTCGACTTTAACTTCCTGAAGAACGGCGCTGTTCCGTCGAACATGGTGGTTACTCCACCGTTCGCCACCGACGATGATCGCGATCGATTCAGGATGCAGTTTGAGGCTGATTTTGGTGGGGTATCTAACGCTGGAAAAACGATTTTCTCTGAGCGAACCATTGAAGGTGAAGGTCCCCTTGGCGGTCAGGAAACTGTAGACGTTAAAATCTTGGGTTTGTCTCAGCGCGATGCTCAATTGTCAGTTCTATCTGATAAAGAGATTTCTGCGATAACCATCGCTTTCGGTGTTCCTCTCTCTATTCTCGGTGATAGCTCTCACCGTACGTTCTCCAATGCGTTCCAAGATCGCAGGAACTATTGGCTGGAAACTCTTCTTCCGAAATCACGGGAGATTCAGGACGGTATTAACGTCAATCTAGCGCCTCTGCTAGATCCTGGTGGTAAGACGGTCGGTTGGTTTGATACTAGCGGCGTGCCCGAGCTACGTGGTGATCCGGCAATCCCCGATATGCAAGCGGTATCGTGGCGCGATGCGGGGCTGGTGACTGAGGATGAGATTCGTGCCGACCGTGGTCTGCCGCCGGGCAAGGATGTCGGGCTGGATAAGGTCTGGGCTCAGTTGGCGGCTGACAAAGAGCAGGCCAAGAAGACGATGACGCAGAACGCTGCCAGCTCGGTCGCGAAACAGGCCGGTGGCCAGGTGGTGGCCCCGGCCAAGGCTCCGGCTGCATCGGCTCCGGCCGCAAGCCGGAGCCTGCCGACCTCGGCGCTGGAGAGCGTGCTCGCTGGGTCTGTTCGGAATCTGCTGGCGGAAGTGCAGACGGTGGTAGCTCAACGATCGGAAAGCCGAAGAAGTCATCGACCGGCTTTTGACGTTCCGTTCTGGGAAGCCCGAGCGGTTTCAGCATTGAGTCCAGTGCTGGTGGAGATGGGATTAACTACTTCTCAGGTTGAGACGTTGGCTAAGCTTATCACTAAGGATACTGAGCAACATTATCTAACAGGTCTCGATGCAGACATTACGGTCTTCTGTGCTGCTCGATTTGTTGAAGAAGCTACTGCGGTACCTGTAGTAGAGGTTCGTCAGGCACTTGTTGATATTTATCTTGGAAGCTCAACGGTAGAGGTTGCGCTTGCCGGAATAGGAGCTACGCCATGACTGTAGAACGTCGTGAGGCTAAGATAGAGGAGATACGAGAAGTCGATGGACGGCATGAGGCTGATATTCGCATTGTTAGCTACGGAGTTGTGGACTCGTACAACACCTCCTGGAAATTTGGTGTATTCACTCGCTCCATCGCTGAGGGTTCAGTACCAGCGGTGTGGGCACACCAATCTGATCGTCCAATCGGTGTGGTATCAAACTTTAGAGAGCACCCCACGCATCTAGACGCGACGTTGGAATTCTTGGATTTCAATGCGGTGCCTGATGCTCGGATGGCTTTCGAAAGTATGAAGAAGGGTGCGATCAAGGGTATCAGTTATGGCTTCTCTCGTAAAGCAGAAGAGGACGATACGGAAAATCGGGGAGCCACGCGTATTACGGACGCAGACTTGTTTGAGGCATCCCCCGTATTGCGGGCATCTGTTCCCGGCTCTCGCGTTCTTGCGGTTAGATCGGATGATAAGGTACCGCGAACGATGGCCGCTGATATACTCGTGCGATTCTCCACCGGTCAAATGGATCTCGCGGAGGCCCTAACTGAGTTGAAGACTTCGGGCGTGGATGCTACGGGTGCTCTAGGACAGAAGTTTGAAGCTCAAGCTACTGCTACTGATGTAGCTATAGGAGAAGCTAAGGCCGCTGTAGATAGAGCTCAAGCTTTGACAGATAAAGCTATTGAGGCTAGTAAAGTTGATGTCGTTGTGCCTGCTGTTAATCCAGACGACGAGGAAGTACTGGGTAAGTTAAGTGCTCTTGTAAGGAGAACGTAATGACTGAAAAGAAGACCGAGGCTAAAGTTTCAACTGAAAAGTCTCCTGTCGATATGACTCCGTCGGAGTATGCGAAGCGGTTCAATCATCTGCATCGTATCCTCACCGAGGGAGAGAAGCCCAATGCCTAAAGCACCGAATGAAATGACGTCAGCGGAGTATGTAGCGTGGGCTCGCCCTGTAGTTGGCTACCTAGACGGTGCTTATACTGTAGCTACGCCTGTTGTTCCTACTGAGCTTCAACTTAAGTCGCCTGACGGTACGGTCTATAATGTCTCTGTGGATGATGAGGGCGTTATCAGTGCGGCGGCAGCGGAGTAATCATGACGACTCTATCGATCGGTTCATCGCCTCTAGATCTGGACTGGACAGTCAGGCCAGGGCTTCAGTCGTTTGCTTTGAAGTTTACTGGGGCAGATCTTACTGATACTGTACTGACGCTTACGGTGCAGACGGTGTCAGGAGATAAAGTGTTCACTGCTGAGGTAGTAGGCGACACGGCGACGTGGACGATCGATGAGGATTTCACCTTCACGCATGCGCGTTGTGAGCTGGCAGCTACGACGGGCACCAGTGCAATTGTTATTGCTGAGGGCTCGGTGACGGTAGCGCCATGACGATTTCGCTAGCTTCCGGAGTTACGATCGAGGTTCTTATGGACCCTACGATGCCTGTAACACCGACGGTTGTGGTTCCGTTCCCTCAGGTGGAAGTAGTACCGATGGTAGGTCTGGAAGGACCTCAAGGGGATATTGGTCCGATGGGTCCTAGTGGGCCTGCTGGCCCGGCAACTATCCCAGGATTCTTCTCTGGTAACGGGCCACCTTCAGATATAGTACTCAGTGCCGCAATGGTAGGATCAACCTACTTGGATTGGTTAACATACGAATTGTACGTGAAGGAGTAGTCATGAGTTGGACATTGCTCGGTAGTTTGCAAGGGACCCCGGGGTCCTCGGGCAGTACGGGGCCTACGGGTCCAGGTGGCAGTGCAGGTGGTACAGGAGGTACCGGTCCTACGGGGCCAACGGGATCACCGGGTGACCCTGGAGCGCCAGGTGACCCTGGAGCGCCAGGTGACCCTGGACTTCGGGGCAGCCAGATCTACACCGGTGCGGGGTCTCCCCTCGTAGTGGCTCCCGAAGACTGGAGCCCAGACGGCACGGACGCCGCTGCGGGAGATATTTACATCGACAGCCTGACCAACCTGTATTACACCTTGATGGCGTAGGGGATTGATCACAGATATGAGCGAGACTATTTTCGTGACAACCGATCAGGTTGCAACCAATACCGTTACGTGGCAGAGTGTTTCATTCAGCCCATTTGGTAACGGCGATGTGCAGGGTGTTACCTTCGATGCTACACAGGGCAGTTCTGATGTGGTGTTCCATGCTCCAGACGGCACTGCTGATCAGATAACGACTAACGGCCGTATCTGGTGCTTTGGTGTGGGTCCGTTTCCACAGTTGACACATCCGGTTACCTGGACGTTGACGGTACCCGATGGCTATGTGCCAGCAGATCCACCTCCTCCTGAGCCTGCTTCGGAGACCTGGGTGTCTATCGGTACGATTGCCATGCCAGCAGCACGCCACTACGGGAACGAGACACCGACAGTGGTGCCGGATTCGGTAGTGGGGGACCTGTTCATCGATGAATCAACCGGAACGTACTACACCAGGACGAGCTAAGGAGTAAGTAGTGTCTCCGACTTGGGTGCCTATCGGTCCTGGTCATACAGTCAGAGCGTTCGAGCAGCTTATGGAGCCGCTCGTCGCTTCTGCCGGTGACTTCTGGATTAATGGCACCTCGGTTCAGGTCAAGAACCTAGCGGGTGACTGGGTTACGACCGGATCGGGCCCGCACTCCATCCTGGAAGCTACAGCCACCGATGGCCAGGCCACTCCCGTATTGGACCTCCATCACCACGATGGCAGCGACATTCTCACGGTGTCTCCAGCCACGGCTACCACTGACCTCACCATCAACTTCTCCAAGATTGATGACATTACCTGGGGGTTGACCCTGCCGGTCGGCTCTGTACTTCTAGACGGCAGTATCGTGCAGGTGGATGGCAGCTCCTTGATGCCGGACGGTGCCACTCCAGGCATATTCGCGACGGGTGGCAACGTTGGCACTCTCCTATTCACCGGAGGTGTTGGTCCTGCCTCGGTCCAATTCGGCGGTGGTGCGGGTGTGGGCGGATATACGTTCGACACCAGCGCACTGTTCCTCAACGACGGTGGCGGTACATCGGTATACAGCTACGCCAGTACCGGAGGGAACATCACCCTACTGGGCAGCTTCGATAACGCAGAGCCTGCTCCTGACCCATCCGCCGACCCTCCCGTCGTCGGTGCCTCCTACGACTTCACTATCACGATGTATCCACCCATCCTCAATCTCAAGAGCTCTTCCGGTGCCACCGTCTTCTCAGTGTCAGACACGGCTATCTACCCTTCAGTACGTGGCCCGGCTGGACCCGCTGGTGCTGGTGAACCGATGCGTGTTTACGAACAAACAGATGAACCAACAGACGCCCTGCCAGGGTCTGTCTGGGTGCTTCCCTAATGAATGAGGTAAGGTAATGGCTATAGTCTCCACCGATATCGTCCTTCGGCTAACCGTGAAGACGGGTTCGGCCGGGGACACTACTGCTCAAGCTGACCCTAACCAGTCACTGGGCAAGTATGCCAGTACTACAGTGATGGGTACTGGAGCCAACGCATTGTTCGATGATATCTCCGGGGCTGAGAATGCAGCTAGCACCGTTGACTATCGTTGTTTTGCGGTGCTGAACAACCACGCTACGTTGACCCTTCAGAACGCAGTAGTATACCTCGCGAGTGAGGTATCGGGCGGCGCTAATATCACCATCTCAGTGGACACTACGGCAGCATCTGCTAAGGGTGCTTCTACGGCTCAGGGTGACTTCATCGCTACGGAGACCACGGCTCCAACTCTGGTAGGTTCGTACTCAGCTCCTACTACGGCAGGGACTGGTCTGGCCTTGGGTAACATTGCTCCTGGACAGGTTAGGTTCGTTTGGGCCAAGCGCACAGCTACCAACTCGGCAGCAGTATCGGATGGTGTCACCTTTGGAATCTCAGGCGACACGGCGCCGTGAGGCCCTGTTACCCTGAAACGGCAAATGCAGTTACGGGGCGGACGTGCTGATGAGTGCGGGTTATTTCGCAAGACAGTTATGCGGATAGCTCGTCGAGTAGAAGAATAAGAGGATAGCTTATGTCTCGGCAATATTTCCAAGAGTGCCTAGCCTGGGCTACTGCCTCAGGTACGGCAGTAGGTAACACGGTTACTGAAACGATCGTGTTCCCGAACATCGTCATACCGGCGAACTACTTCCAGTCTGGCCGCACGCTTCGTTTGCGGGCTTTCGGTCAGATCGGCAATGTGGTTACCGCTGTACCCACGGTTACTTTTCGAGTTCGTTGGGGTGGTGTGGCAGGAACGGTCCTGTGTAGCTCGGGGGCAGTGGGATGTTCTGCTACGGCGTTCACCGGTGCTATCTGGGATCTAGAAGTCATGTTGACCAACCGTGTAGATGGCTCGGCAGGCCAAATTTTCGCTATGGGGTCGATGAACATCGGTAACGATGCTGTTCCTCAAGCACGAGGTATGGGCTCCGCCGGTGCTTTAGTACCCGCAGTGGTAACCGCTTTGGACCTGACGGCAGATACCGCGCTGTCTCTGACAGCTACGTGGTCCGCTGCTAACGCCGCTAACACTCTGACAGGACATAATTTCTACGTAGAGGCTCTGAACTAATGTCGACATTCTATCTGCCTAGTTCTGGTGTGGTTCCTGGAATACAGCCTAATTTCAATGGCTATTGGAACATCACGTCAGGGGCGGATAGAGTGCCGCTTCAGGTCTATCCAAACTATACGGAGTACTCTCCTCTAGCAGATAAGACGATTAGTACTCCAAACGCTTCTTCTCAAACGATTTTAGCACGGCAGTTTGTGTCTAGCCCGATTCCTATCCAGCGTATAACTAATCCTGCTCTACATGGCCCGATTAGTGCCATTGAAAGTGATGCTCTCGTCAACGCTTCAATGAAGGTTATTATCGGGTTTGTTCGTACAGATGGTGTGGTGGCGGCGCAGTTGGATATCATGACACCTGGTGGTGGGGAGCTGAGTTTGACGCCCTCCACTAGGAACATGAATAACGCTGTAAACAATATCAACTATCAGACCTTGCCGGGTATGCGCATTACGATAGAGGTGGGTGTGATACTGGCAGCATCGACGGTAGCGGGTTCAGTGACCTTTCGGTTCGGTTTTCCTCAGGGACTAGCAGATTTTGGCAATAATTCAGCGCTGGGAGGAGATCAACGTCCTTGGGCCGATGTGGCAGCGAATCTATGGAATCGCGAGACCACTACGAATAACTACCGTATGGCGCCAGTATCAGCAGGCGACGGTATCTCCATTGGGCGGTCCTGATGGCGACTATCAAAAGCAACACCTTCGAGAGTGCGTATGTGGGCCCTGGAACCACGGTGGCGGCTGCTAATTCTAGTGTTTCGTTAGGCAACGCTTTCAACACGACGCTTAAAGATGTCACTTGCACTGATTTCATCTACGATGCTGCTCAATCCATGCACGGTAGGTATAGCGCTAAGATAGTGACGACGGCTAACTGGAATGGATCGGCGACAGCTACGTGGAATGTCTCGGTACCAGGATCATATTACTACACACGTGTGTACATTCGCACCGCTGCTGCCCCCGTCAGCTCGGGATCTATAACGTACCCTGGCATCGCTAACACTTCGGTGGGACTGAGCACTGCTAGTAAGTTTGTTCTCAACGCTCCAGGTAGCAACGAAGCAACGTTGGTAACGGGCACGTACACGTATCTTGCGAACACCTGGTACAGAGTAGAGATTCAAGGGCTGATATCGGCAACGGTAGGTCAGATGACCTCGAACATTTACCTGGGAGACAGCCTTACTCCTGTAGAGACTCTTCAAAGCCCTGCTACCTGGAATGTAGCAGCGCCCACCACCTTTGGTATCGGTGTCGGTTTTATGTGGACGCCTCAAGCAGTGACGCTGTGGTTTGACGACGTGGCGTTCTCAGACCTCGACTGGATAGGTCCGTCAAGTGACAAACTGACAGTAGTGACTCCCAATAACCGAGGATTCCACCCTGCGATGTTCAAGCCGTCCAGGGTGAGGTAGCCATGTCGGTTATCGTCCGCTCTCAGCGTTTCAATAACACCCTCATCATCAGTCCTGTTGTTCTGACGACTGTCAGTCAAACCTTCAGTGTCGCTTGGGCTCAATTTCAGCTCCCCATCAATGAAGCTCCTCAGTATGTAGCAGTCGCCTGGGTTACTAAGCAGACGGTTACCAATGTTTCTGCCTCGGTGACGTGGAACGCCCCTATTCCGGTGGCAGCGACTAAGGCCACTACTTGGGCGGTGTCGGTTCGTAAGTTCTCTGAGCTCATCGACACCTTCGATACTGTTATTGATTCAACCAAGTGGAATTCAGCGAACTCGGTAATCGATACTGGCCGGATTAAGGCAGGTACGCCATCCGGCGCGGGCATCTGGACCACCTCGTGGTACGACATGCGTTACGACGCTGTGTACTTCAAGATGGATCTTACCGGCATGAACCAGAACTACGGCGATTTTGTGTACCTGGGCTCTATCGCTGTGGGATACCTAGCTAAGTTGTACTGGACGTACAATTCCGGCACTCCTTATATTACGATGCATCTGGACAACAGTCTCTATCAACTAAGCGTGTCGTATAATGCCGCCTCGATGGCCTATTGGCGGTTCCGCGAAGCATCAGGTACGCTTTATATCGATACTAGCCCTGATGGCTTCACATGGACCAATCGGGCGACCCGCACGTACACCAGCGGAGTCGACCCAGCAGATGCAAGCCTTACGCTTAACAATGGCTGGTTTACTGGCACCGTCTATTACGATAACGTCAACTGGCACCCTACCGCAACGCAGACGTTTGCTTCCACCTGGAACATTGCGGCTGGTTTGGCTTCGGTTAGTAAGACCCTGGCTATCACATGGGCTACGAATACTACTGCTGTCGCGACCCTGAGTTCCACCTGGCTTGCTCAGCAGCGGGTGGCCCAGACGAAGAGCCTCACGTGGACGTATCGACAACTGGTTCCCGTTACCAGCGCGTCGACCTGGCTGGCTCTGGCGGCCTCGGCTGCGACGACCCCCTCCACATGGGCATGCCGATCCTTGGTGGCTGTCACTGCCAGCAGCGCATGGACTATTCGGCAGCAGGTGGCACAGACGCGGAGCGTGGAGTGGGGCGCCCGTGAGGTCGTCTCGGTGGAGTACTTCACCGGTTGGCTGGCGGGCTTCCGAGGCTCGATGTTTCAGGAGATCACCTGGGGCACTGGTGGTGTTACCTCTACTGAAGCTCCGATAGTTTGGGATGATCGAGCTTTGCTCTCATCCGAGATTGGCGAGGAGTGGCAGACCCTGCAAGCCATCGAGACTACTAGTAGTCTTGTTTGGAACGATTTGACCTATATCACCGATGTCTTAGTTAAGCGTGATGATAGCTCCTTCCTCTCGTTGCGCAATGCCACGGCCTCAGATGTCAGAATGAGAACCGATACTGGCTGGGTCTCACTCCGCCAGCCAGCAGTGGCAGATGTCCGTATCCGAAACGAGAGCAACGAGTGGATCTCCCTACTCTGGACGTCCTTGCGCTCCGTCGCGTCCCTGTCATCAGTGGAATGGTTTGATCGTACAGCACTGGCTACGTTAGCCTCGATCGCTTGGGATGATCGTGGCTCTGTAATTCAGACTGCGGCAGAATCCTGGATCGATCGTGTGGCTATAGCTCAAACGAAAGCTTCCATTTGGAGTGATCGTTCATTGGTTACACAGACCAAAGCACCATCTTGGATTACTCGTGCAGCTATAAGCGCTTCACTAGCTCCTACGTGGATTGCTCGGTCATTTGTGGTGAAGACGTCGGCTTCGACGTGGGTTACCAATGCAGCAGTAGTGAAGACGTCGGCTTCGACGTGGATTGTGTATGTACCGTTCAATCTATACAACTCGTTCAACACTGGTACCGGTGTAATATCCGATGTTAACTCAGCGACGAACGGTACGGCGATAGCTGTTACCTCGTCGGCTCATGTTCCTACATATTCGTCTACTGCCTTCAGCGGCACGAAGAGTATGCAAGCTGCGAGTGATGGTACATCTCATGAGTCCTTTGTATCGTGGCAAATACCTCTCCCATATCAGCCTGTCTACACTCGTTTCTACTTCCGGTTCCCTGTCCTTCCTTCTTCTTCAACACCATCTCTTATTAAATTGCTGAGCACCTCTACTAATCCTGTTGCTGATACGGTCTTTATAGCCTTGACAGACCAGGGTAAGATTCGTGTACGAACTACAACAGGTACGCATACGGGACTGTCCGTTAATACATGGTACCGATTGGAATGTGCGTTTACAATATCGTCATTGGTAGCTCGGGTCTATGCAGGTGACAGTACGACACTGATCGGAGAGGTGACGTCGTCTGGTGCTTCTGCTACATCGATTCTTACTGTGGGTGTCGTTCAGGTAGACGGAACGAGTACTGCCTTCGCGCTTAACGGCACCTTCGTCGCATACTTCGATGAGGTTAGTACGGGCACTGTTGACTGGCTCGGCCCAATGACTACGCCGGTCATTCAGACCAAGGCGAACACGTGGGCTGATCATACTCTAATAGTTCAGACTGTATCAGTTACATGGACCACATGGACACCTAACTTGCTGAGTTGGGGTGCGGCTACTATGGAGCTGTCCGATCAACAGTACTGGTCTAGTATTAACTCAGTGTTCGGCACTCCAGTGCCATCTATGGATATAGCTGCTTCGGGTACATCGAGCTTGAAGATTACGAGTACCGCGAGCACCCAAGGTGGTATCATCGCAACAGCGTATACACCGGTATCGCCTAGTACGATGTACGCAGTTATGTTCAAGATACGATCAGCGTCCATCTCTACCACAGCTTCTGTTATAGTGTATTTTTACCAAAGTAATTCTGCCGGTCTTGGTGGGACCGGCTTCGATAGTGTTGCAATAAACAGCTCATCGTGGACTATGATATCAAAGCAAGTGTTATCTAGTTCTGTCGGTGCATATGCGCGCATTCAGATTACTATAGAGCCAGGGGCTATTGGAAATACGTTCTATATTGACGAAGTTGGTTTCATAAGAGGTGTGGTAACTACTTGGTTAGCGCCACTAGCCCCGGCAATACAGACTAAGTCTGTTATCTGGAATTCTCACGCCTTGGTAGTTTCGACTTTCAACATTGTGTGGCATACTAATGCGACGGGTAACCCCTTAGTATCCTCTATAACCCATGTAGATTTGGATGAGTATGGTTTGAATTGGAATGGATCAGCCATTGTATTATCTGCGTTCGGAAATCAGGATGTTCAAACACCCTATGGGGCGGCCTATAGTTTCATGCCACCTGCCTCTGGTGAGGCAGGAATAATTTATGCTCGGTTTGTAGTAAGCGACCCAGCTGAAAAATACACGTTTTTGCAGGCTCAAGATATCAGTAATAATTTTCAGATAGGTGTGTACTTGGTTGACGGTAATCTGGTGATGGGTAGTCAGATTGATGGATATCATAGTTTTAGTATTGCATATGATCCTGATGCTCACGCGTTTATAAGTTTGACGTTTGATGGTTCCTATCTGCACCTCAACACTTCTTATGATGGGGGAGGAGGTCCATCAGGTTGGAATCAGCAATATGCAGGAGGTGGGGGTGGATTGTTTCGTGATTTAGCTTCAGTTCAGATTCAAACTAATGGATCGGGAACGTTGACGATCAGCCACATCAACGGGGAGGCGTGATGTACGGGCGGTGGCCGAACCGATAGAGAGAGTAGGCGTCGGAGAGCATCCCGCCCGGCGCCACTAGAACTGAATATCACCGCGACACTTTAGAAAGGCTCTGGATGCTGTACTTCATAGTAGCCGGGCGAGAAGCAGTAGCAGTTAAGATCGGATTTACAGACGAGACTTCTCCGGATGCTCGACTGATGGCTTTACAGACAGGTAACCATGAACCTTTGTCACTGCTTGCCTTTGGTCCAGGAACTATGAAAGACGAGTATAACTTACACGCTTTTCTTAGAGCAGACTGGATCAGAGGAGAGTGGTACAAGCCAACTGCTCAGGTACTTGCAGCGGCAGTTAGACTAGGACTTTCTAAAGAAGCCTATTTCATAGATGAGGGCATAGTAAACGATTCGTTTATGCGGTTAGGTGAAGACCCAAGACTTGCGTTTGACGTAGCACGTAAAACTAAATGGGCAAGGCTACACCCGGAAGACTGGGAAGAGTTTTGTTCTGACGAAGATTACGGTAGGCGACGTCACACGAAAGAGTACCGAGATAAGATAATTGAATTGGTCAATGAGCAACTAAGTAATCTGTGAAGTGACAAACTTTCCCCTCTTCGGAGGACGCCAGTATGGCGATCACAGTGAACTGGTAGTTCTAACCAAACGATAATTCATCGCTTGATGAGGTGCTTTAGAACAGCCCCGTTGACGGTGAGTTGAGCAAGTAGGGTCACCTGACCCTGACTTTACCTTAACTTGCCCTCCGGGGCGATCTTTATGTGAGGAAGTGAACGACATGCCTCAAACAACTCCTCATTGGCGAGAAACCGCTACTGAAGTGGAGCTGCGTGAGCGCGGCGCTGAAATGCGCTCTGAGTGGGCTGAACTCTCCGTGACTGATCGTGAGTCTGACGACTACCGTAAGGCCAAGCGTGAATTCCTCGATGAGATTGAGGAAATCGACATGAACCTGACGCTCCGTCAGGTTGCCACAGGCTCCTCAGGTGGCATTCGGATGGCTCCTGCTGGGGCTCTCGATGGCGCGCCCGCTGAAGAGTACCGCTCTCCTGGCGATATCGTTGCCGATAACGAAGAGTTCCGTGCGTGGGCTAAGCGCAATGCGAACCGTGAGCACGTGGACGGTTCCTCGCCGGAAATCGAGGTTCGTGACCTGGTGACTTTGGCCTCGTCTACCAACCTGACCCTTCCGGTGATTCAGCCAGGGCTGATCGGTGTCCGCCGCAAGAGGTTCTTCGTTCGCGACTTGCTCTCCACCGTTGGCGTGACCAGTGCGGCAGTCCCCTATATCCGGGAGCTAAACGCGGTAGCCAACCAGACTGCGGCTACAACCGTTGCTGAAGGCGGCACCAAGCCTGAGGCGAAGATCGAGTTCACTACTGACCTGGCCGTCGTAACGGTCATCGCTGTGAACATCCCGATCACCACCCAGATGCTGGAGGACTCCTCCTTCATCAAGGGTTACATCAACGCTCGGCTTCCGTACATGCTGGCCGTGCGTGAAGAGGACCAGCTCCTCAACGGTGACGGCCTCGGCTCAAACCTCAAGGGTATTCTGAACACCACTGGTGTTCAGTCTCAGGCAGCTACGGCTGGCGATCCTGCAATCACCATCATGAACGCTATGGTGAAGATTGAGGTCCTGAACGGTTACGCGGATGCAGTAGTCATGCACCCGACTGACGCTGCGGCTCTGTTCACCAAGCGGGCTGCTGGTGGTTCCGGTACGTTCGATGCCGGTACGCCGTTCTCTGACCTTCCGCTGAACGTGTGGGGTCTCCCGGTCGTGAAGACCAACGGTGTCACTGCCGGTATCGCCATCGTTGCTAACTGGGCTCTGGGTGCAACTGTCCTGGACCGTCATGCAGCATCTGTTCGTGTCTATGAGCAGCACGCTGACTACGCAGTTAAAAACAAGGTTCTCGTACAGGCTGAGGAGCGCGTTGGAATCATGGTTACGAACCCCGATTACTTCGTGAAAGCATCTCTCTAGGAGCGCGTAGTCTGGTTTGGTGTGCTATAATGACACCATGACAGACGAACGAGTACCACGCGGTGTCGGAAGCAAGTTGACCGAGTGCGCTGAATGCGGTTATCCGTTGAGGCGCACTCCCAACAAGTTAAAAGAATTCAACTACTGCGATATCATATGCAGAGAGCAAGGCAAGATCGGTAAGCGCAGGGCCGCATTCCAAACTAAAGATTGCCAAGAATGTGGCACTGAGGTTACAAGACGAGTAACGGATTCAAGTAAATCAGCAACTTTCTGTTCTAGGGCGTGTGCTAACAAATTCAATTTGCAAGTACCGCTAGGTGCTCTCAACCTACACAACGGCTACATAGAAGTGAAGACTGAGAGCGGTTGGAAAAAGCAACATAGACTAGTGATGGAAGAACATCTAGGTCGGGAACTTACCGGAATAGAGAACGTACATCACAAGAACGGTAATAAGCAAGATAATAGAATTGAGAACTTGGAGCTGTGGGTTACCAAACAACCCTCAGGTCAACGTCCAGAAGACCTTGTAGCTTATGCGCAAGAGATCCTGAGATTGTACGGCAGTTAAGTTGCAACCTGGGTCTTCGTTGTCATAGGGCAACTGTTCTCTATCTGAGAACATAAGCCATCCGGTGGGTCTGGTGGGTAAAGGAGGGAAGAGGATATGGAAAGTGATGAATTCTATATCCTCTTCCCTCACCCGGGACCTATGGTGCTTAATGCGCCTGGTGGTAACGGCGCTGCTCCTGATGGAGAAGAGCCAGCATGTACGTGCAAGGGTTGTACTGCACTGGTGGAAGGGGGTGAGGTCGGAGATGATTTTAAGTCCGGATCGCTTTCGCGTGATAACTCACAACTACTCCAGCTTCGATACTGACGTACACGATGCGTTGGTACAATCGCAGGAGTACTTAGAGCAGCAGACCGATCGATTCTTCGAGTTGAGAGACGAAGCCGGTGTCATTCAGACCCGCGTGGAATCCCTCAAGATCCACGGCGACGGCCTGGTCTACCCGCACGCCACTCCGATTCGATCCGTGGTGCTCCCGCTCGGCCTGGAAATCGTAGGGCCGGGCGTCCGTGTGGCCGCTGGAGCCCTCAGCACCGGTGTCCGGGGCTTCCGCTACCCGTGGCAGGTCCAACGCTTCACGTTGGCGACTACGGGTGGTTATGAGGCAACCGCCATGCCGGAGTCGATCGTGATGGCCGTGGCCGAGCTGGCTCAGTTCCGGCTGAAGGTTCGATCGACATCTAGCCTGATTCCTATCGGAGCGACATCGATCAAGCTTGGCGATGTGACTCTCTCAGGGGCTAATCTCAGTACGAACTACTACACTGAACTATCCGATCACCTACAGGCTATCATAGCTATGTGGAAGCGGCGTGAGGTGTAGCGATGACTCTGCCGTACAACACCACCACGATTACTATCTATCGGCCCAGTGAGGCAAGTTCTAACGCCGAGCCATACTCTGGTAGCGATAATACTGACTTCCAAGTTGTCGCCAAGAACGTTAGGGCCCAGATCGGGACCTTCTCCCGTACGGTCTCAGCTACTGAAGTGCGACGCGGTGGCGAATCTTCTACTCAGGTCCTTCAGTTAGCGTGTGACATCCCGCCATGTGGTCTCACTCACCATGACAAAATCGTGGACGAGACTACTGGAGAGGGCTATCAGATTGACTGGTGCTTTAAGCGGATAGGTCTCGGCCTCGATCACTATACTGCCGAGCTGTTCGCTTGGGACGGGTTGGTCGGGTAGCTATGAGAGTAGATGCGGCAGTTGTATTCCGGAATTCCACACGGCGTTACTGTCTGACCAAGGCTCGTGAAGTCGTTAAGCATATTCGAGAAGATGGGCATTGCCCGATCGATACCGGAGACTTGATCAATGGCTATCGGGCTGTGGCTGTTGGCAATGGCGCCTCGGTGGTTACGGACATCGAGTACTGGAAGTACGTGGAATTCGGCACTCGGTACCAACATCCTCAACCACACGTACGTCCTGCGTACGAAGAAGTGGCCAAGCATAGCAAGGCTAGTTCCTTCGGACATACCTTCCAGGGTGATGCGTAATGAGTGTTCTTCTCTTCGCCGATGCTGAGGATATGGCGTACACCTGGGTCAAGACCACCAGCGCTTACGCCCTTGCTAACAACAACGTCTATTTGGCGATGCCGAAAGGCTCACCACTGCCGTGTATCACGCTTTCTCGTGCCGGTGGAGGCATCAGTACCAGCACCGTTCCTACTGACGAGGCGAGGATTTCCTTCAGTGCGTGGGGGAAATCTCGTCAAGCGGCTAAGGCTATCGCTAAGGCCATTATCAGTGAGGCTGATGCTCTTGCCGATGCTGGTGGTTTCCTCTCTCTGTCTTTAATGGGGAGAATAGAAGCTGCTGAAGTACTGACTATAATGTGGGTGCCTGATCAAATCTCCGATACTCCTCGCTACATCATTGACGTACGATTCGCTGTAACCCCAATCGAAACCTAGAGTAGGTTTCTGCACTCGCTGGCCCTCCGTCAGCTTATTTTAGGAGAAAGGTAATGGCTGGATTTTCTACTGCTGCGGTTCGCTTCGGGAAGCCAGGAGCACTGTGGGTTGCACCCATCGGCTCAGCGGAACCTGCTGACGAACATGCCGTATGGGGTACTGGGTGGTTCAAGCTCGGATATACCGATGCTGGTTCCACGTTCGCGTATGACATTACGACTGCCAACGTTGAAGTTGAGGAAGAGCTTGACGTCATTGCTACAGTAACCACTGCTCGCGCAGCTCACGTTACTGCTGCTCTAGCGCAAATAACCTTCCAGAATCTGATGATCGCGATGAACGGCGGCATCCTCACTTCTAGCGATACTGGTGAGGCCTGGACGTTCGAACCACCAGAGCTCGGTGACGAGGTACGTGTCATGCTGGGATGGGACGCTTACAAGGGCGCTGTGACCGCAGCGGTCACTGGTCCTCCAGCCGTGGCAGCGGGGTATCCGCAGAACGATCTGCGGATGGTCTTCCGTAAGGTCTTCCAGGGCGGCTCGGTCTCGATGTCCAACCGTAAGGGCAACACTAAGTCTACGATCCCCGTGGACTTCAAGTTGGAGAAGCCAGACAATGGCGGTCGGCTTCTGAAGATCATGGGAAGTGCGAGCCTTAATCCTGCGTAACAACAGGCGCTGGCATACCGCTTATAGTATGCCAATCACAACGTTTCAACTGAAACGTTAGCAGGCATGCTTATGTGTACGTTCGGTGCAGACCTACTGAGGAGTTACCGTGACCTTTAAAGACTTCGATGCGATGCTCGGTGAAGGGCGCCCCGATTTCACGGTCGGTGGTCAGCGTTTCACGGCTCGCGCAAAACTACCCTGGAAGAAATTCTCCCAGCTTATTCTATCCATGTCCGCTGGCGGTACAGACGCTGCCAGTAGCGACGGGATAGCTAAGACTGAGGAGTTTTTCCGTCTCGTGCTCATTCCCTCTGACCGTGATCGCTTCATGAATCTCATTGCGAACGATGGAGAAGAGGAAGGTGACGAGGATAACGTCATCGCTTCTCAGCAAGTATCAGCTATCCTGGACTGGTTGCTAGGTATCTACACGGGGAAACTAGCAGCGACGAACGGTACTCCTTTGTTGCCTTCGTCGCAACCTACTGGGGAGCCATCGAGTACGGTCTCGCTCAATCCACTCAACTAAGTGTACGTCAGGCGTTTGTCATCATGGAAGAAATCGTTGTTCAGGAGATGCGGGCAGTCCGGCTAGATCTCGCTGCCCGAGTACCGTTCACTAAGGATGGCGAATTGATCCAGGAGACGCGCGAAGAGTTTGAACGACTGGCTTATCCTGAGCAGGCTTCAGCATCGGTAATGGAAGACATGGCAGACACGGGCATGATCGAGTGGGGTGAGTAGCTATGGCCGAACATATCGATGAAGCCCTCATTGACATTCGCCCCGATTTTAGTACGTTCAATCAGAGGGTACGTGATCATTTAGCTGAATTACGACTTGAAGATGTAGGCTTAGTAGATTTAAAGGCAAGACTCAACACACAAGAAGTTGAGAGAGAAATCAATCGACTTGCAGGCCAGAGTCGACGGGTTGTTACTTTACAAGCTAAGGTTGACGATCTTCAGGCAAAAGCTGATTTGGCTTGGCTAGGCACTAATCGCAAAACACAATTGACAATTGATCTTCAAGCAGCTAAAGCAAGGTTAGAACTAGCTGATATCACTAGAGGCAAAAACGCTAATCTTAATGTTGAGCTACAAGGTGTAGCAGCAGCTAAAGCTGCTCTTTTGTCTCTTGCCACTGAGGCTCATAAAGTCAAGCTTGGTGATCAAGCTTTTAATGTAGAGCAGACAGGTACTAATTTACAAAATCAAATCGGAAAACTTGATGTAAAAGATATCAACCAAGGCAAACAAAATGTTGTTATTGTTCAAGCCAAAATAGACGATGCACAAGCTCGGATGAAACTTGCTGAGCTCAATCGAGACAGCACTAAAGTCATTCATATACGAGGAGAGATTGAAGGTTTCCGTCGCGATCTTCTTGAAGCTGAAAATGCTCTTGATAGAACCGAGAAAGAAGATGCTGCGCGCCGTGGCAAGGGGTTTGGCTTCCTTGGGTCTGCTGGCGCAGTTAACTTGATTCAGGGTCCTTTGATTGCTGCTGGACTTGCAGCAATCACTCCACTGTCGGGCGCTGTTCTTGGTTTAGCCTCTGCGTTTGCAGTGGCTGGTGGAGCTTCCGCTGTATTTGGTGTTGCTGCGGTAGGCCACTTGGCACAGATTACTACCGTTATGAAGCAGGTTAAAGAGCAAGGGCAGCAGCTTGCTGATTTGCCTGCTCCATTCCAAACGTTCCTTCCTGAGGTTACTAAGTTTCAAAACACCTGGGCTCTGTTCCTTCAGAACACACGAGCACCGGTCTTTGACACGTTCATTGCAGCAATGAACGTGATCAAGCCACTGCTCAATGAGCTAGTTCCTGTTGTTAATACTGTGTCTGTAGGATTGAGTCATGCTTTCGTTGGGCTTCAGGGATTCACTCAGGGTAAAGAGGTGCAAGACTTCCTAAATATGCTGAAGACTGATGGACCCAGCGCCATCAATACCCTGATAGCATCGGCGACTAACTTGTCAGCCGGGCTACTGGCTATTTTCACTGACTTCATGCCTTCCGGTCAAGCGATGCTTGCTTTCATCGAGCAGCTTACTGGTCGCTTTAGAGAGTGGGCTTCAAATCTATCAGTAGACCCAGCCTTCCAAGACTTCTTAGCATATTCAGTTCAGTACGGCCCTAAGGTTTTGGATGTCATAGTTAATCTAGCAGTGGCTTTAGGTAAAATTGTAGTCGCGCTGGGGCCTATTGGTGGCGTTGTCATTGAGGCTTTGCAAGCCATTACCAAACTTCTTGCCATTATGCCGGTGGGAGTGTGGACTGCGATTTCGTTCGGGGTAGCTATTTGGGGGGTTTCCCTCGTTACTAATAGCGTCAAAGTTGCAGCAGCAATGAAAACAGCGACTAAGGCAATGGAAGAATTTAAGATTGCGCAGGCATTATTGGGGGGTGGGTTTAGCGGAGGAGCCTTGGCAAGTGCTAACGCACTAGGCGTAGGGTTGCAGAAAGTAGGAACAAATGTCAAAGGCTTATTGTCCTCTTATGGAACTCTTGGATTAGTTGTAGGAGTAGCTGCTTTAGGGCTAGATATTTGGTCCACAAAGAATAAGGAAGCAGCAGACCTTGTTGAGTTACATCGCTCGCGGGTACAAGGATTAGCTGATCAAATGCGAGCTGCTGGAGCAGAAGCAGGTTCTTCTGCTTTCCTTCAGGATACTATCAAGGCTCTGGAAGATACCAAGGTGGCACTATCTTGGTTCGAACGCCCTAATCCATTGACAGCTCTCTGGTCAGCAGCTCCCGCAGAAGGACTAACAGAAGCAGCTACTAAAGCAGGTCTTTCACTGAAAGTTCTAGCTGCTGGCGCAGCAGGAGATGCTACTGCCTTTAAACAAAGTACGGTGGCTTGGCAAGGGTATATTGATAGTTTGAAGCAGCAAGCGTCAAAATCTAATGATAATAATCAGATTGATCAACTCAACACAGAAGCTACTCTTCAACAGAAAGCACTCGATACGTATAAGGCAATGAGTGTCAGTAAGGAAGCTGCTATTGCCGTCAACGATCGGTTGAAGGCTGCGGGCCTGGCGCCGATGTATGATGCCGAAGGTAATGCCATCCAAGGTGTGACCACTATACTCGACCAATACAATCTGGCGAAGCAGGCAGCTCTCGGGCTGGGTACGTCCGAAGGTCAGATGAATGCTGACATCCTCAAATCCTACCAGGCAGTTACTGATGCCGTAGCAGCGCAGGCAAAGGCTATTACCGATGCTGCTAAGGCGAATGCATCAGCCGATCGCTCAGTAGCTTCTGCCAAGCGGGCAGTAAATGACGCCAATGATGGCATTATTGCTTCCGAGAAAGCGGTGGTTGACGCTCTATATCGGTCAGCGCAAGCCACTAAGGCTACTTCTGAAGCAGTCATTAGCTTGCAAACTGCTCGTGAAGAAGCAGCACGAAAGCTCCGCGACTCCCTGGACACCGAGGAATCCAACTCTATCAACCTAGCCAGGGCAAGAGAGAATCTGGCTAAGGTCAATGCTGATGTTACCTCAACGGACCTTGACAAGCGCCAAGCGGCGCTGGACTACAAGAACGCCCAGGAAGACTATAACGACTCGGTTCACGACGGCGCTAAGCTGCGAGCTGGCGGCGTCGAGAATGAACCTGGAGTGCGTGGTGCTCGGAAGACACTAGCGGACGATCGAAAAGCGGAAGCGGATGCCAGCGCAGCCGTGGTACAGGCTCGTAAAGATGAGACCAAAGCTAACCAACGCGCTAAGGACGCCACCACTGCTCTGAATGATGCCGAACAGAATCGTACCGATACCCTAGCTGCTGGGAAGGCTTCCGTCGCCGCTGCCAGGAAAGCCACCCAAGACGCTACTAGTGCTTACGGGGCAGCTAAAACGGCATTGGACAAAGTGGCTGGGGCGGCAGGTATCAGTAAAGATAAGCTTAAGGGATTGCACACCGAGTTGGAGAAGCAACTCAAGCTGGATACCGGCAACGTACCTAAGCAATTGGATGATATGGCTCGTGGCTTTGAGGCTCTCCGTCTCATGAAGAGTGATCCCACGCTGTCTTGGGGCGACGCTTGGAAGTATGCTGCCAAGGTACCAGGTAAGGCTTCTCCTACTGGTGGCGCTCGTCCTTACGATCCATCGATGCTCGGGCCGTCTCCTGTGTTCGGCCCGCCCATTCCCAAGCACGCACTAGGTGGACCGATCTATGGACCTGCCGGTGCCGATTCGATCCTCTCGTACCTGACGGCCGGAGAGCACATCTGGACTCCCGAGGAAGTCGCGGCGGCCGGTGGCCACGGTGCCATGGCGCGAATGCGCAAGGCGGCGCTGGCGCACGAACCACCACGCTACACAGCGACCGCCGAAACGACGGCTCGGTCGTCGGGCGGTAATTCTCGTACTGAGAACGCTATCACCGTCAATCAGACTATCAATAACCCCATACCTGAGCGTGCCTCTAACTCTGGCCCTAAAGGATTGCGCCGAGCCGCTAACCAACTCGGGAGGTCATAATGTACGTGTCGGGTATGTTAGACACTCTTTGGGTAGACGGCATTGACCTTCGATCACTGCCTGGTATCATCGTCAACAAAACAGAGTACTTCGCTGACGGCGAGAAGCGCGGCAGTAACGAGACCATCCCTGGTCGGCGCGGGCAGATCGGAGTGGCCAAGCCCGCCGACGCCTACAGCTTCAGCGTCTCGATCACAGTCCTGCCGGTGGCCCTGGACGGAACCCGCTCAGCGACCGCTGAGGGTCGCCGTGGCCAACTGGTGGCCAATCTCCGCGCGCTCGGCCAGCGGCTGGGAGGCTTCAACTCAGGCGGCCAGATCATGCTTCAGCGGCGGCTGACCACCGGTGCAGGAACATACCAGATCACCCAGGCGTATGGTGAGTACGTGAAGGGCACGGCGCTCAACTTGATCAACTTCCACACTGGCAAAACAGAGTTGGAATTTATCAATCTTGATGCGTGCTGGTATAATCCCACTGGTCAAACAGTAACGGTACCTTCAGGAGCAGCCACGGTTAGTATCAGTGGAGACATGCTTACACGGAAGATGAGTATCGTGTTACCGAGTGGTGGTACGTTATACAACGCCACAACGAATACGTCACTGGCGGTAACAGTAGGTTGCACGGTCGACGTGACGAACTACACCACAACTGCCGGTCTTCGACAGCTCACAGCAGTAGGAGACGTCTCATGGTTTGCATTAGAAGCTGGGGATAATGTTATCTCCTGGAGCGGTTCAGGTACACCGTCTATAACGTACCATGCAGCGTATCTATAAAGGAGATTATCATGGGACGTATCTCAGATGCGGTCATGAATAATGTATTGGACGCGTACTTTGGTTCAGTAACACCAGTCGTTCCCGCCACATACTACGTAGGGCTTTCCACTACATTGCCAACGAACATCGGCGGTAACGTCACGGAGCCTTCAGGTAACGGTTATACCAGAGTATCCATGACGAACAATGCCACCAACTGGCCTGCGTCAACTACTCGGTCAAAGTCCAATGGGACGCTTATCCAGTTTCCAGCGGCTACAGGCACATGGGGAACGATGGCGTACTTCGTCATCTACAAATCTTCCACTAGTATTCTAGCGGCCGACTTCATTGCCTGGGGAGCTCTTGATACTCCGGTATCCATCGTATCTGGTGGCACCCCCGATTTCCCCATAGGTACACTTACGATTGATGGACCCGGTGCATAGCCATGACCACATCAACAACGTCACTGGCCTGGTCGGTCGCTACCGCAGCAGGTGTCAACGCCTGGGTCACCAGCATCAACACCCTGTTCACGACCGTGGGTCTGGTGGCCACCTCAGACACCGGTCAGGTAGCTAACACCGGTGCCGTGGGTGCCCTGTCGGGTAACGGCACACGTGGCTACCAGGTGTTCAAGTTCCCCGATACCCTCCAGGCTACCCAACCTATCTTCATCCGTGCCGACTTCAACGCCAACTCCTCCGCCTTCCCGTACGTCAAGCTCACAGTAGGTTCCTCCACGAACGGCGCTGGCACCATCGGTACTCCACAGGTGACCACCCTGTTGTCCGCCATCACGAGTACCTACCTGACACCTCTCAACTCCTACGCCTGCTACAACGACGGTACCTTCGCCTGTGTCCTCGGTGCCTTCGTCAACACCGATGATGGGTCCATCAACAACAACGCCATCACCGCCATGGTCATCGACCGTGCCCGCTCCTCCACGGGTACCGCTCTGGTGGACGGTTACCTGGTGGAGTACCCCGACAACATCACCAGCACTGTCCACTATCGGTCTATCTACGGCTCCTCCAGTCCGGCAGTGAACAACTTCGCTATCCCATCACTGATTCCGTCCATTACCGCCACCGGTTCGGCAGCGGGTACCAACGTCAACGTCTTCCGTCACTACATGATGACCCCGGGTGTTACTCCTTCTCTGGGCTGCCTGTCGTACTTCAACAGCGAGTTCGGAGCTCTCACTCCGTTCACGGCTACGGTCCTCGGTTCCAGTCACACCTACCTGCCCATGGGCTTGTCCATGAACCAGTGGTCAGCTACCGCCGCCAACGCTCCATCGGGTACGGGCCGCACCCATTGCTGTGCGATACGCTGGGAGTGACCCACATGCCATCCATTGTGGTAGTGATAGATGAACCCGACCCTCCTATCGTTGTCGTAAGAACCATCATCGTTGCACCACGCTAGTGAGTTCAAGGGAGGGACCATGACGACCACCGTAATCGATGAGTCCAGCCCTCTGATAGTCGTCACCCGCACCATAGTGGTGACCCCGGAACCCCCCGATCCCGTCACCACCCCCGTCTATCTCTCAGGCACCGTTAGCCTGGAGGTCACCGCTGATGCCACTCTCCACGTAGCCTCTTCGGCGTATACCGCCTCCCTCACCACGGTCCCTCTCGATGACAGTGCCAGCATGGGTGTACCAGCCGCTCAGTCCTTCACACCCACCTCCACTATCACCGTCACCGGTGCAGCGGTTCACGCGGTAACAGCCATGGGCGCCACTCCCGGCAGTGCCTTCACCCTCCGCATCTTCTCCGGGTCCATCTCATCTCCCACCACCATCGCTACCGCCACCAACACCGCCCAGGTCTCCGGTGACACCTACGGGGCTACCTTCGCCTCTCCCGTCACCCTCACAGCGGGCACACAGTACTACCTGGCCACGTCCGGGTCCCTGGCGCCGTACCTCAAGGTTTCCGCATTCCCCATGGTGGACACCGGTATCACTCACGATACCCTCTGGTACCACTCCACGTACAACACCGAATCATCCGGCTTCTGCATGCCCTTCACCCTCGCCGCCACCCTTGCAGCCTCCACCACTCCCGTCTCGGCCTCTACAGCCACGTCCTGGAATACCCTCTCTATCGTCTCCACCTCTATCGCTACGTCCTGGTCCGTAGCAGTAGCGCTGACCTCGGTTTCCGCATCTACGGCCATCTCTTGGAATACTCTCAGTGCCTCCGTGGGCTCCAACACTTTCGCTAACGCCCCCGCGATTATCATTCCTACCGACTACGCCACGTTCGCTTCCGGCTCCTTCTCCAACGCCTCCTACACCGTAGAGACCAGTGAACCCGGCACGGGTGTCATGACCGCCTGGTGGATCTACAAGCCCACCACTACCGGTTACGCTAACTTCGACCTTCGGGACGGTGTTGGTAACTCGGTTCTCTACGTCTACTCAGCCACCGGTACAGAACCACACACCTTCGCGGACCTCACTCAGATCGGCTACAACGACAACTACGGCGTGGGTGTTACGTCTCGCATCTCAGCCGGTCTAGATATAGGCATCCTCACCGCCGGGGTCACCTACTACATTCAGGCCGCCTCGCACGACACCTCCACTGGTGCCATTACCCTGGCCCTGAAGGTCACCGGTCCTCGCACTACGCCAGCGGTAATTCATCTATCTGGCACATCTAGTATGTTGGTTACGACAACCGACGTAGCTGAGATAGGTGTGCTGGAGACCATTGCTCTGTCGGCAACGACAGTCATGGAGCTGAACGTTGAAGACGTGGCAGCTCATCTGGACAGTATCTACAAGCATCTGTCTGCCACGGCCGTAGTAGATATCACCACGACCGCAGCTATCCATATGGCCAGTGTCAGCCATATATCGGGTAGAGCTTCTGTACTACTGGGTGGTCATGCAACCACCTTGCACGTGGTCGGTGCTGTGGTATCGGTGCCTAAGCATCTCTCCGGTACAGCTTCCATGGACCTGCGGTCTCATGGAAGCTACGCTGCTCTACTGATTCACCTCTCAGGTACTGCGAGTGCGAACCTACTAGCTAATAACCGAGGCGGTCTGCACTACTTCTCCACCTCTATCCCGTTGTGGACGGTGGAAACCAGGCTCTACGAAGCTGATGGTCTCACGTTCGTTACGGTGCTTCCTCTGGCTCGGAAGGTCCAGTTCCAGATTACCAACTCTCAGCCGGGCACCGCTACTTTCGAGTTGCCATTGTCCGACTCACGTACAGCGTTGGTCACCGACGACATGATCGTCAAGTTCTCCTGGGCGGGGCGTGAGCGCTTCGGCTGCGTAGTCAAGACGGCTAACTGTGTCCTTACTTCCGAAGATGGAGTATGGATCAATTACAGCAATCAGGCCGGTCTCCTTTCTCTGTTCAGTCGAGCACCGGTGATGCCGGAGTACACCACACTGCCCACGGACTCCTGGATTCCTGAGATGCCCAAGCCGGGAACGATGCCGAAGAACGCTGGCTCGGAACGACTCTTCGGATATATGAGCAAGTGGGGACCCTGGGCTATCAGCTCTGACTGGGTATTTCCTCTAGGCCAGAAGTGGAATACGCCCGGCAGTGCTAAGGGTGCTAACCCATCTCTGTTCGGTACCTTGGACAAGAACGCCTACTGGATCGCTCCGCCACCAGGACCTACCGCTAACGTACCCTCGGGCAGCACTAACTACTTCCGCACCTACTTCTGGGTCGACGGTACCACGGCCAAAACGATGCAAATCATCTTTGCAGGTGATAACTTCTGCACTGTGTACGTCGATGGCGAGCTAGCTATTGAGCCAGATATGACCAAGCCTCTATCTTGGCAGACTGCTCAGAAGAAGGAGCTGCAACTTCAGCCCGGTGGTCACTTGTTGGCGGCGCATGTCCTCAACGGTGGTGTGGCCGTCAGCCCACCACTGGTCATAGCGAAGTCCAATGTTGCTCTCACCAACACACCTAACCCATTGTTGGGGGTGACACTGGCAGAGGGAGATTATGTCCTACTCACCAACCAAAATACTGATTCTCAGAATGGAACGTATATCTTCTACCCTGCAACAGGCACTGGCACCAGCGCTCGAACGAACCGACTGAAGAAGACCAGTAGCAACAACCCTATCGCTCTCATCGGAGACATTGTCTACATGTCTCCGACCACTGGCCAGCCTGGTAGCACAGTTCTTAAGGAGGAATTGAGCGGGGAC